CGTGCACGGCAAGTTCCCCTCATACGCCGAATTAGATGCGTGGGCTGAGCCATACAGGCAAGAGGAGGAAGACCAATGAACGGATACAAATGTTTCTACCGAGGCAAGTCGTGCGAAGTCTACGCCCAGACGAGCTACCAAGCGCAAGAGCTTGCCGCACAGCAGTTCAAGGCTAAGAAGCAGTACGAAGTATCAGTCTATCTCTGCGAAGTTCAAGGCAAGCAAGTAACCCACACACCCACCTTCTAACGAACATGAACACACCAGCTGAAACCCGTGACATTGCCAACTTAGCCATACGTCTGTGTGACGGTAAGGCAGGTGACTATAACAACGCAGCCATCCTGTCCGCTGTTGCCTGCGCCATACACGACGAATGGAGACATAAGCACTACGAGGACATAACCGTAAGCAGCAAGTTCTTAGCCGAGTTCGGTGCGTACATGCTTAAGCGGTATCGCGACATAGAGACACACCGGCAGTCCATCACTCAAGAGTTCAGACATTTTCTTATTGCCTACAAAGCAGCCCAACGTATGACCCGCACCTCACCTTACATACCCACACCTAAGGACCACTAATCATGCGCTACTCATCACTTGTTAGTTCTATCAAAGCTCAGTTCGAGCGTACCAACGACGTCGTGTACTTCATCGAGGGTCAGCCAGGCGGCGGCAAGTCCTCCGTTGCTGCACAGATCGGACGTGAGATGGGCTTCGATAACGTCGTGCAGTTCTTCGCCTCACACCGTGACGTAGTCGACATGCTAGGTACACCTGCTGCTGACGCTAACGTCACTCGCTGGCGCCCTCCTGCTGACCTTATGCGCTTGACGACTGGACGTAACCTGCTCATCTTAGAGGAGGTCAGCGACTGCCCGCCTCCCATGCAGAACCTTATCTGCGGTCTCGTGCACGATGGCTTCGTAGGCGACCTGACCCTGTCACCCGATACACACGTCATCATGACGGGCAACCGTCAGAAGGACAAGTCAGGGGCTACTCGTATCGTCTCTAAGCTCGCCGGACGTGTGCGCCGTGTGACCTTCACCGAGTCCCTTGACGACTGGATTACATGGGCGCAAGCAAATAACATCGACCCTGTGCTCATCCAGTTCCTGCGCTTTCGTCCTAACCTGCTCGCTGCCTTTGACCCCAACCTTGAGCAGTCACCAACGCCTCGCAACTGGGCGCGAGCGTCCCTCACACCACCCGACTTACCCACCGCTGAGTACTTAGAGAATATCGCTGGCGACGTGGGCGAAGGTGCTGCGTCTGAGTACGTGGCTTTCCGTGCCACATGGCAGAGCTTGCCTGACCTCGCGTATGCCTTGCTCAACCCGACCGTAGCCCCCGTGCCTGACAAGCTCGATGTTAAGTACGCAACCATCGGTGCTCTCGTGCAGCGAGTCGACGACAAGACTTACGCAAATGCTGCCGCATATGCAGCGCGTTTCCCTGCTGACTTCACCGTCATGTTCCACCAAGACGTCATCGGCCGTAATCCGAAGCTCAAGAGTTCGCAGACTTTTATTTCCTACGCCGTTGCTAACCAAGACCTGTTGTTCGGGAGAGGCTAATGATTACTAACGACATCTACGACTTTCGCTCGTATCAGTTGCTGCTCAAGGGTACGCAGACTGTGACCACTATACCCACAGCTAACCTGACTGCGGTCACACGTAACCGTGTGCTGCGTGCTATCGACCCATCGTATACAAAAGGCACAGGCAATATGCCCCATCGCGGGGCTGCACGCATGCTTGTAGACCTACTGCGTGCCGAGTATCGGATACCCCAAACAGACACATGGGGCAGCGAGAGCGAGTTCTACGTGCGCTACGAGCACTTACCTCCTGAGGCACACGCAAGGCTTAACGAGCTGTTCTTAGCCGAGAAAGCTGCCATCCGTATGCACCCCAAGGGCGACTACCGCGACTACCGCCTCTGGTACATATCGAGAGGCTACGGCATATGGGGCGAGGATACCTTGCCCCCCACAGGACGCTTCGGGTTCGAGCATGTCAGACCAGACCATGAGGTCAAAGAGATGATGCTTGCAGTCAGTAAGCGACCCGAGAACCTCGAGCGTATCCAACTCGCAGTGCAGCACGTATTAGATGGACGACCCCTCCAAATTATCTACACCAAGGAGTAACGATGAACGCACCCTTCGCACCATCAGCAGTCACCGCTGCCTATCGCCCCAAGAAACTCAACGAACGATTCGTAGAAGTCGAGCTGCATACCAGTCGTGCCCGCCTCTCACGCCGAGACGCCGCAGCAGAAGCCTTCGTGCAGACCGAGCTAGGCGACGCATCACTCACCACTTACAGCCGTCTGTTCAAAGACCCTGCAAGCCCTATCAACAAGCTCATGGTCACAGTCAACGCTGTGTACAACTACCACGTCAAGAACACATGGCCTAAGCCCGAGAAGGGACGCCGCTTGCTGTTCATGCCTTTGCACGAAGAGTATCGCCGTGAGATGAATCGTCTGATGGACGAGGCATACAAGACCACCAGGGCCCTGATGCCCAACTACGACGCTTACGTGCAGATGGATATCAACGCAAGAAGCCAATCAGCGATTGCCCGCGGCCAGCCTGTGCGTGCTTGCATCGACGATTACCCCACCGCTGAGGAGTTCGAGCAGCGTCTGCGCTTCGAGTTGCGCCTAACCCCCCTGCCCGACAAGTCGCACTTCATGTTCGACCTTGACGATGACGACTTAGCTGCGTTCGAGAATTCACTCAAGGAAGTCGAGGTTGCCGTGCGTAGTGCAGCCGTTAAGTCAATGATGGAACCCTTGCAGAAGCTCATCGACAAAATCAGCGTGCCCCTTGAGAAAGGTAAGCAGCGTTTTCACGACTGCATCGTCGAGAACGTCGTAGAAAGTATCGAGGTGTTTAAGAAAATCTCAGGCGAAGAAGACCCCGCTGTGCTTGCGATGGTTGCCCAGATGGACAAGGAAGTTAAGCGTTACAGCATTGACTGGCTCAAAGAGTCGCCCGTCATGCGTGAGCAGGCTAGTAAGAACCTCAAAGACATCGCTGACCAGATGGCAGCATTTATGTAAGGAGCAGTCATGGCGCACATCCACACGCTAGAGAACGGCGAGGTAATTATCCGCGACGACTGGGGCACGGAGGACGTGCTCTCTGTTGCAGATTGTATGGAGGTCAAGCTCACTCCTGCGCAAGTTACCCGCGTAATGGACATAGTAGTAGAAAGTTTTGATGCGACCGTAGGCATCAACTGGGACTCATTTGAGATGGCAATTGACTTAGTATTAGGAGATAAGAATGGATAATTTCGCCAAAGCCGAAGACATGCTGATGCGTGCCAAGGTACAAGTGCAGCTCGACCACGCGTTCTTCGCGTTCCTCTTGCTCAAGCACAAAATCACACTGACCACTGACATCGACACGCTCGACGTTGACGGTTTCCGTAACATCCGTGCCAACCCTGACTTCATCGTGCAGTTCGGCGTGCCAGAGATTGTCTGGGCGTTGTGTCACGAGGTCATGCACCCCATGCTAGGCCACCATGTACGTCGCGGTAGTCGTGACCCTCAGAAGTGGAATTACTCAGGCGACGCCGTTATCAACGACTTGCTGCGTGACTGTGGCGTGGGCGAGCCCATCCCTAACACTGTCGACATGCGTGATGCACGTCACAAGACTACTGAGGAAATCTATGCAGGCTTGCCTGACAACCCACCGCCACGCAGAGGCACAGGTACTGGCAACGAGTGGTGCAACGGCTTAGGCAGCGACATCAACGGCGACAAGCCCCTCACACCTGACGAGATCAAGGACATCGAGATTCAAGCCAAGATCGAGTTAGGTCAAGCAGCACTTGCAGCCAAGGCGCGCGGTCAGTTAACTGGCAAGCTTGCTGAGTTCGTGGCTGGCATCGTAGGCGTTGACACCAAGTGGTACGACATCCTCACGCAGTTCATGCAGTCTATGGCTAATGCTGAGACGACGTGGAAGCGCCCTAACCGTCGCTACCAAGATGTATACCTGCCCTCTGTGGCTAAAGTTCCCAACATGGGTACTGTGGTCTTACAGGTTGACGTATCTGGCTCTATCAGCCCTGCCGAGGCACAGCACTACGGCGGGCACATGACCGCAATCGTTGAGCAGTGCAAGCCCGAGCGTGTCATCGTCTTATACACAGACACCGAGGTCAAGCGTGTCGATACGTTCGAGTTCGGCGAGGACATCGAGTTCCACTTCTTCTCCGCAGGCGGTACAGACATGACCGCAGGCTTTGATTGGTGCGATGCCAACGACGTGCAGCCTGACGTGTTCATCACAATGACCGACGGATTTACGCCTTGGGGTGTCGAGCAATCATTCCCCGTAATTTGGCTAGTCACCTCTGACGCCAAGCCCAGCCACGGTGTCCACATCCAATTCAAGATAGAGGAGTAACTATGAACAAGTACAGCGTAGGTATTGACTACACCGCAAGCATATACATCAAGGTCAAAGCAGCCACGGAAGAAGAAGCACAGGCAAAGGCACTGTCTAAAGCAAACAGCACCGTGCCATATGACGAATTAGCAGTGCTTGTGCATTACGTAGAGCAGATGGACGACGATGACGACGATGACGAATACGAGGAATAGTTATGACCAACTCAGACAAAGCCTTTATGAAGGCCTTTAAAGACACGCACGACCAGTACCAGATATCGGACGAAGACATTGAAGCGTTCTTGCGCGGCAACGATAAGTCCTTTGACGGTTACACCCAACTTGCAGACGCTTACAACTTGTGGAGCGATGCAATCACCTACATGCAAGGAGTTTACAGATGAAAGACCTACTAACCCAAACAGTATCAGTTATCGACGAGCTTGTAGCCACTATCTACGACTTGTATCCGGACCAGGAGTTCGTTGAAGAGTACGGCCTTACAGAAAAACTGGCGCGTGCGAAAGCTCTCGCCGCAGCACTTAACGACATCACCTCACCCAAGGAGTAATCATGTACGTAGCAATTTCAGGAAAACTCAAAGACTGCGTCAACCGCAGCATCGACACACTGCGTAACGCCGAGATGGAAACGACCAAGGTAGCCGTACCAAGCGTCGACCCTATCACTACCTTTGGCATGCAGCTTATCTGGCAAAGCGCAGTAGGTATCGCAGATAAAGTTCCACACGCATGGCTGCGCAAACAAGACTTCATGAACGTCACCGCCTCGCTTACTCGCGAGAACGGCACGTCTTTTAACAACACCTTTACGCTTAGGATGACTAAAGAAGTCGGTATGCCCCCAGATACTGGCGGCTATGGCAACTACCGCACCCTTACGCCCGAGGAAGCTCGCGCCCCTGAGTTCGCTGAGTACTTCGCGAGCGTTCTTGCCTCAGACGAGATTAAGCAACGATGGGACAAGATTCGTGCGCAGGTGAATACCTTCTTAGATGAGTGCAAGTCGCTTAACGAGGCGCTCAAGCTCTGGCCGCAGCTCAACATGTACGTACCTAAGGACTACCTTGACCGTGTTGCAGAGAAAGTCGAGGCCAAGCCCAAGGAGTCACGAGCTGCCGACGCACTCAAGAACCTAGATACTAACTTAGCAGTTAGCTCAGCAGTCATCGCACGCATGTCGGGCGCAAGTACAAGCTAACATAACCCAAACATTAGGGGTCTGCGGCATTGTCCTTGCTGCGCCAAGCCACGCAGTCATAGCCCTAGATGCATCTAGCACGTTTCCCCTTAAATATTCAGGCGTGCTATGAGGTCAACCCGCCCGCAGAGGCAACATATTAGCGGGAAATCTAGGGAACGGCTAACACTTGCAGTAGCTAACAAAGTTGTGTATATTTAATATAAGGAGCTAACAAATGGCAAAAAACACTCTCTCTCGTGCAGACTTTTACCGTCTTGTCGAATGGCTTAAAGCCAACCACAGTTCAATCAGTCCGTTCACGATAGGTGACGCAATCGCAGCAGCGCAACCCGAGTTCCCTGGAGTTGCGTATTCATCCATGCGCTATGCAGGACAAGTGCTAGAGCTTACGTTCGTGCGCAAGCGTAAACCACGGACTACTAAGCCCAAGGCTAAGCCCCAGTTTGACCGAGTGCGCATCCTTGCACGAGAAGTCGCAGCACTGTACGAAGCCTTGGGGCATCCGATTCCTGAGCGAGTCACCCACATTGTGCGCGGCAATGCTGCAGCCTAAGCGCAGAGACCACAGAGAAGCGCAAACCCCTCAAGCAGAAGTCGCAGCAGCACTTGGCGTTACCTGCGAACGCGTGCGGCAGCTAGAAGTATCAGCCATAAGAAAGCTTCGCGAAGCGTTGCGCAAACTAAACATCCTATCAACGGAACACATCCTATGAATGTATACCCCACGAAAGAAGAAGTCGAGCGTCGTAACGCATGGCTCGCAGGTGCAAAAGATATACCCGCAGATGTAGTTAACCATCCGCCCCACTACCAAGCAGACGGCATCGAGTGTATCGACGTCATCGAAGCGGTTACCGCAGACATGAAAGGCATGCACGCTGTGTGCACAGCCAACGTGCTGAAGTACTTGTGGCGATGGCCAAAGAAGGGCGGTGTCGAGTCGCTCAAGAAGGCTCGATGGTACTTAGACCGATTGATTGCAGATTTAGAGAAGTAACTAACACATACGCTAGCACCCCCAAGGTACTAGCTAACATTGGAGATAATAATGAACAAGGCTAACCCAGCCCGCTTAGGGTATATTGGTGCTGTTCCTGCGACTAACAACCGAGACTCTGACTCTTGGTACACACCCGCACAGTACATAGAGTCTGCACGTAATGCGCTAGGCTCAATTGATTTAGACCCCTTTAGCAGCACGCAAGCAAACGCAAAGGTTAAGGCCGCACACTATCTAACAGAGGCAGATGATGCGCTAACCTGCAGATGGATAAAAAGAAAGAGAGGGCTAAACGTCTGGATGAACCCGCCCTACTCTGCCAAGATTATCAAGCCCGCAGTGCATCGCCTTGTGTACGAAATCAGTAAGGGCAACGTCGGGCAAGCCATCGTGCTTGTAAACAACGCGACAGATACGCAGTGGTTTCAGTTAATGCTCAAGCACTGCCAAGCGGTGTGTCTAACCGCAGGACGAATCTCTTTTGAGAACGTCGATGGCAAGCACATAGGCGGTAACACCCGAGGCCAAGCCTTCCTGTACTTCGGTGCAAACGTGGAAGATTTTAGACGTGAGTTCCGTCAATACGGATTCACAGCTATTACCAAAGGCGGTGTGTGATGGCTACGCAAGCGCAAGCAATCTGTAGTAGTGGCCAGTTGTTTGAAAGCCAGATAAAGGCCACGCTTGAACGTGCAGGGTACACCCATGTCGACAAGTCTAAGACGCTTGATACGCCTTATTTCTACCACCAGTACACCACTAACTACAAGAGTATGTACGGCAAGAGAATGCGCTCAGATTTTTACTGCGTGCATCCGACGAAGTACCCCGACGGTTTGCTGATTGAAGTTAAGTACCAAGGCACAACAGGCTCGACGGACGAGAAGTTTCCGTACCTAGTGATGTCTTTAAAAGCACTTGATGTCCCGTCAATCTTAGTGCTCGAAGGCGGCGGCGCAACTCGCTCCGCAATCGACTGGTGTCTAGCGCAAAACTGCAGCAAATTTAAAGCGTTTAACGGCATGACGCCGTTCATCCGCGCACTCAACAAGGGCTTAATTTAGGAGAAGTCATGAAACTACTACACAAGCACTACATACCCGCATCAGCCACAGACGTCGCCAATACATTCAAGCGCGTCGCTAACTGGCAGCCGCCCTCGCAGTACGACGAGGACACCATTGCCAAGCACCAGTACTTTAAAAACATCGTTGCTATCACTGAGCAGCAACTCTACACGGACAAATCATGAGCGAGCACCTACAGCCCTACGAAGATGCACGCAAGACTATTAAGTACATGTTCGGCGAAGACGCTGCGCAGTACGCAATGATTATGACGCAGATGTTCCAAGCAACCGAGATGTTTGTGTACGTGCTCACGCTAGTCTACGACCACTCCGACATGACGCAAGAACAATTCAGCGAGGAGCTCGATGCGTACCTTAGCATCAACGCTGCAACCAGTGAGGGTGTGGCTCTTGCTATGGGTGTCTCGCCTGAGCAAGCCAACGAAGTGTTTGACATCGTCTCTAACGCACATCAACTCGTGCTCGCCAATAACGAGCAGGCCAAGAAGGAGATGCACTAATGGCTAAGACCGCCGAACCCAAGCTCGAGTCCTCGCGCCCTCTTACGTGGGACACCGCCATGCAAGCAGCGATTAAACGTCTGGGGCTTGTCCCCGCACCGATAGTACTGTCGAGCAAGGTAGAGAAGAAATTTGTTGAATCAGAAAAATCTAAACGATGAAGCGCATCATTCGGAGAATTACAAGCATGTTCAACCCCGCAGCCAATGCAGCCAATTCGCTATCTTCCGCAAGTCTTGGGATGGCTAATATCCAAAATGCGCAGATAACACCGCAACCCTACGTAGCCGACAAAATTCACCCTCCTCCATCAAACACTACGTTTGTAGAGGTAGACCAAGCCGAGAACGGATGGATTCTGCGCATCAAGCGCAAAACTTTTATCTGCACCGACCTTAACGACCTGTCCCAACAGCTCGTCGCAGCGATGGTAGCAGACCGCATGGAGAGTAGATGAGCACAATCGTCCTAGACTTCGAGACGTTCTACGCAAAAGATTTCAGTTTATCCAAGCTCACAACCGAGTCATACATCCGCTCACCACTTTTCGAGACCATCGGCTTCGCTTACAGTATCGACGGCGCACCTGCAACATGGGTGACGGGCACTGAAGCAGTCATAAGTGCCGCCCTGCACGAGCTAGACCTGCACGAGCATACCGTCATCTGTCACAACGCAGCCTTCGATGGCGCAATCCTTGCATGGCGTTACGGCATCGTCCCTAAGACCCTGCTCTGCACAATGGCGATGGCTAAGCCCATTCACGGGCATACCAAGGTAGGCGGCTCGTTAGCAAAACTCGTGCAGTACTACGAGCTAGGCGTCAAGGGCACGGAAGTTGTAGACGCACTGGGTAAGCGCCGGCGTGACTTCGACATGACTGACTTACACCAGTACGGACAATACTGTAAGAACGATGTGAGCTTAACCTGGGCCCTGTTCAACAAGTTACTTCCCTTCACGACTAAGAAGGAGCTCTACATTATTGATATGCTGCTCAAGATGTACGTTGACCCCGTGCTTGAGTTTGATAAGCCCCTGCTTGAGACGCACCTAGGACTCGTGCAAGCTAAGAAGAAAGCCCTTATGGATAGGCTCGACCAGATCGGACGTGCCGAGCTTATGAGTAACCCGAAGTTTGCAGGCATCCTAGAAAAGCTTGGTGTCGTGCCGCCTAAGAAGGTATCGCCCGCCACAGGCAAAGAAGCCTATGCGTTTGCTAAGACCGATGCAGCGTTCAAAGCATTGCTCGAGCACGAGGATGTGCGTGTGCAGACAGTCGTTGCCGCTCGCCTAGGTATTAAGTCCACGCTTGAGGAGACCCGCACAGAATCATTTATCGGCATCGCAGAACGTGGCAAGCTGCCCGTCATGCTCCAGTACTACGGTGCTGCCACAGGCCGCTGCTCAGGTGGTGACAAGGTGAACTTCCAGAACTTACCCAGAGGTGGAGCTTTGCGTAAGGCTATAACCGCACCCGCGGGCCACGTCATTGTCGTCGCTGACTCATCCCAAATCGAAGCACGTATCGTCGCATGGCTCGCTGGCCAGACTGACCTAGTTCATGCCTTCGCGACCAAGCAAGATGTGTATAAGCGCATGGCCTCAATCCTGTACGGCAAGCCCGTCGAGAGCATCGACAAGGGCGAGCGACAGGTAGGCAAGGTAGTTGTCCTTGGTGCGGGCTACGGCATGTCGGCTACCAAGTTCCGTGACTTCGCCAAGATGGCTGCGGGCGTGGAGCTCTCCGAGCTAGAGGCTACGCGCATCATCACGACCTACCGAGAAGCCAACAGTAACATCGCTGACCTATGGAAAGACGGTGACCGTGCACTCAAGGCAATGACCGCCAACACGTTGTACGAGTTTGGCACAGCCAAGCTTGAGTGCAACAGCGAGGGCATCGTGCTACCCAATAAGATGCTGCTGCGCTACCCAGGCTTGTCGCTCGACACCGAGCGTAATTATCAGTACGACAGCAAGTATGGGTCTAAGAAGATATACGGCGCGATGGTGGTGGAGAACGTCACCCAAGCCCTTGCCCGCATCGTGGTGTTCGACCAGATGTGCCGGATGAACCAAGAGCTTAAAGCCCGCGACACCCCTGCCCAACGCTACCGTACGGTGCTATCCGTGCACGACGAGACGGTACTTGTTGTCCCTGAACACGACGCAGACTGGGCACTTCAAACCCTTATGGGGCATATGAATACGCCGCCCGTCTGGGCGCTAGACCTGCCAGTATCCTGCGAAGGCGGGATAGGAACCAACTACGGAGAGTCTAAGAGCTAACCCAGATAGCATACAAAAAGTAGGGGTTTTCACAAAAGTGTGTGTATACTGACCAATCCTTAACTTCGGACACACTCGCCATGATTGATTACAACATTGATCGCGCTCGTGATGCCGTACAGTACTTAGTTACATCACCGTACTTTGCACAGCACATACGCAAAATAGTTACAAACGTGGAGAACCCGAGCGGCTCGCCATTTGAAGACGACCTTTCGATTCTGAACGAGCTTGTAGTTGTAGGCCGCCAGAACCGCAAGGCTTTAGACAATCTACTCCAAATCGTACACAACAAGCGCAGCGATAAAGCTGACTATCAGCGCGAGTTCATGGCTGCTAAGCGCAAGCGTGACCGCAAGGTAGTTCATCTTGAAGAAGCGGTAACTGGGCGAGCACTTAGTTTAGATGAGCGTCGAGAGCTGCTGCTCAAGCAATACATCGAGTGGAACGCCGAGCGCGAACAGTTGCTTAACACCCTCACCTCTGCCGAATGGGACGAACGCAATGCTGCGCTGCGAGAGTTCTGGCAGCGTAAAGAGGAAGCCCTTGACCAGATGCTCATGGACTTGACTGCGGTTAATAGCGACCGCAAAAAATAAGTTAGATAGTTGTTGCGCATTACGATTAAGTTAGTTACTATACATACACTCCCCCGACTTATACACGGGGGGTGTTATCTATTGGACGCCTATGAAAGCTTGGACATTTTCACAGCTAGAGAAGTACCAAACATGCCCCAAGCAGTTCTATCACCTGCGCGTAATTCGTGACACCGAAGACCCGCCGACTGATGCCACACGATGGGGCGAAGAAGTTCACACAGCGTTCGAGAATCGCATCAACGAGGGCACACCGTTACCTGTCGGCATGGAGCAGTGGGAAGGGTTTGCACGTAAGCTAATCGGCCTACCAGGCACTAAACATGCGGAGATTGAGTTAGCTGTTGATAATAATTTCAAGCCATGTGATTGGAACAATGCGTGGTCTCGAGGTATAGTAGACTTACTAATTATTCACGGCAGTTCAGCAGTTGTGCTTGACTACAAAACAGGAAAGCGCAAGCCTAGCCATCAGCTTAGCCTTTATGCAGGCTACGTCTTTGCCCACTACCCAGAAGTAAACAAAGTCACGACGATATTTGCGTGGCTCAAAGATAAAAAACTAGACCAAGAAACATTCACCCGAGATAGTGTTGCCGAGATATGGCAGGCATTCCTGCCCACGGTGCGCAAGCTTGAGTTAGCTCATGAGCACAATCAGTGGCCGGCAAGACCTTCGGGGTTATGCAGAAACTGGTGCAACGTATTGACGTGCACCCATAACGGTAGGAGTTAGCATGGTACGTACAGAGTATTCGGTCTTGACTGACGAAGAGTTATTGCAGCATGTAGCGTTTAAAGATAAGCCCTCACATCTTGAGATTGAGTTAGCACAGCGGTTAGCTATTGCACTTGACCTGTTAGCTGAACATGGCCTTGACTCCAGAGGGTAGAGTAAAAGCAGCCTGCAAGAAGTTGCTTGCAGCGCACGGTATCTGGCACTTTAGCCCGATTGGTGGAATGTATTCCGCTCACGGCATACCAGATATCGTGTGCCTAGCACCTAACAATCAAGCGTTCTTTATCGAGACCAAAGCACCGGGCAAGCTAAAGACGCTAACTGCAAACCAAAAGAATTGCCACGACGAGATTCGTGCTCGAGGTGGCGTAGTGTTAGTAATTGACAACGTCAAATCGTTAGAGGAGTATCTCAGTGGCAACCAGTAAACGCACCGCTGCAATGAAGGCAGCAGATAACGCATATCAAGCACAACCTGAGCAAGTCGCTAAGCGTGTCGCGCGAAACAAAGCACGACGTGAAGCGATACGCGACGGTGTCGTCAAGAAAGGAGATGGCAAAGACATCGACCACAAGAAGATGCTCGACAAAGGTGGCAGTAACGACAAGAGTAATCGACGCGTAGTAAGCGCAAAGGAAAACCGCTCATGGAGAGACGAGAATCCAGAAGCTTATGGAAGCAAGAAAAAATAGATAAGGTCTTGCGCAACGTACTAGCGATGGTAACGGGTGCAAGAAACTCCGCAGTATGGCAAGCAAATGCGTGGGTGTTACACGACGTACTTGGTGTAGACAAGATAGAAGTTCTACCGGTATTAGACGACCTCGCCCATAGATATATCTGTATTAAAAATGTTCAGGTGGTCTGCGACATGACCCTTCCTGATGATCTCCCTTTGCAAGACAAAGTTACAGTACTACGCACAGCGATAAGGATGACCAGTGGTAACAATCGTAAAAGATAAGAAAGCAGCTATATTTAATCTTCGCGACCCTGACCGCATCATGACTGTCATCCCGACTGCGCGTAAGGTTATGCACAAGGGACGAGTACTCGTGGCTGTCCCCCACAAGCCCGACGAGACCCGCGTGCTGCGCCAGCTAGGGTTTGAGTTACCTGACCCGATGACAGTGCATTATGTATGGCCTCAGGCAAGCGGTAGGTACGACCCGTATGCAACACAAGTTGCTACGGCAAGCTTTGCCACGATGCACAGCCGCTGCTTTATTCTTAACAGCATGGGCACAGGCAAGACAGTCAGCGCACTGTGGGCGTACGACTACCTGCGCAAGTCGCAGCAAGTCAAGAAGCTCCTCATCGTCTGCCCTCTTTCAACAATGGAGCGCACTTGGGCGGACGAAATATTCAAGACCTTCCCGCACCTAGAAGCGCGCGTACTTTACGGCTCAGCTGAGCGGCGCAAGAAACTTCTCGCAGACTTATCAGCCGACATCTACATCATTAACACCGATGGTATCCGTATCATCGAGTCGCTACTGGCTAAGCGCAAAGACATCGACTGCGTAGTGATTGACGAGGTAGCCATGTTTCGCAACCAGTCGACTACGCGCTTTAAAATTATGAACGAAATCATCAACAAGCAAGGCGTGTTTCGTCGTGTCTGGGCACTCACTGGCATGCCGACACCAAACTCACCAACCGATGCGTATGCGCAGTGCCGGCTCGTTACACCGACCAACCCCGCTGTGCCTAAGTACTTCGGGCAAGCAAGAGATATTCTGATGGACTCCAAGGGCCCTTTCAAGTTCGTGCCTAAGGCAAGCGCCAACGATACTGTAATGCAGTGGATGCAGCCCTCGATTCGCTTCTCACTCGATGAGGTCACCGAGCTGCCCGAGCAAGTCATCATCCATCGCCAGTCAGTCATGTCAGCACCGCAGCAGCGGGCGTATACGGCGATGTTAGGCAAGCTCCGCGCCGAGGTAGCGGGTGGTCAGATTCTAGCGGTCAACGAGGCTGTGAAGGCCTCAAAGCTCGTGCAAATCGCTTGTGGCGTAGCGTACGCCACAGACGGTGGGCGCATCATGCTGCCCGCTCCTGCCCGCATGGAGTTGCTGCGAGAAATCATCGCCGAAGCTGACGGCAAGGTCATTGTGTTTGTACCCTTAACCGGTGCGCTTGAGCACGTAGCCTCGCAGTTATCCGATGAGTGGGAAGTTGCAGTCGTGCATGGGGCAACGCCTAAGGCCGAGCGTGACGTAATCTTTGGCGCGTTTCAGACAACGCCTGCCCCGCACGTACTTGTCGCTAACCCAGGCACGATGAGCCACGGCCTGACACTTACCGCGGCAACCACAATCATTTGGTTTGCACCGATATACAGCTTAGACATCTACGGCCAAGCAAACGCACGTATCAAAAGGATTGGCCAAGACCGCAAGACCCGTATCGTCAACATAGCAGGCTCACCCATAGAGGAGAAAATGTATAGCAGACTGGAAAACAAAGAGAGTATGCAGAACCTATTGCTCGACATGTTGGAGAAACAATGACCGTAATACAGAAGTACTGTACGGGGTGCAGTCAGATGCGACACCCAGACGAAGGCAGTAAAGAAAAGCGCGGTAAAGCAACAAGATGGATATGTAACATATGCAAAAGTAGGTTAAACAAATCCATTTATCAGAGTAAGGCAAAAAATAATGTGTTAGCTACTTGACAACTATACACAAAGTTAGTTAGTATTCATTCCCCACACGGAGAAATGCCCTATGCAACTAGACGAACTAATCGGCAAGTATGTCGAAATCAGAGACAAGAAGTCAGAACTAAAGAAAGCGTACGACGAGAAAGCAGCACGGTGTGACGCAGAGCTAGACAAGATTGAAGCAGCCTTGCTGCGTACCTTCGAGGCCACAGGCGTAGAGTCCATGCGCACAGACTTCGGTACAGCCTACAAGACCCGCCGAGTTTCATGCACGACAGCAGACAAAGCAGCATTTTTAGACTTTATTAAGTCGAATGACGAATGGGCATTGTTAGATGCTCGCCCACTCAAGACCGCAGTTGCGCAGTACGAGGAAGAACACCAAGCAATCCCTCCGGGCCTCAATTGGAGTTCGGAAGTTGTAGTCCAGATTCGCCGTTCGTAATACTATACCTATACACTCAGGAAACTAAATGACTAACATCATCCCATTCAATAGTACGTCCCTACCCGCCTACCTCAAGAATGTTAACAAGGCCGACCTTAACTCCGACCTGTTAGCTCATGCAAGCGGTGGCTTCCCAATCATCAGCATCAAGGGTAAGACCTTCTCGATTCGCCGTGACGGCGAGCGTCGCATGATGATGAATCCGAAAGACCCAGAGTCCGCAGCAACCTCCATCGAAGTCGTGATGGTGCGCGTCAACAAGGGCGTCTCCAAAGTGTTTTACGCCAAGGGCTATACCGATGGCGAGGACGCTAAGCCCGATTGCTTCT